TAAATCAAATCTAGAGGGGGACGGGAGTGGTGTTACAGGCACCACTCCCTGTCTCTCATTGGCGAAGGATGTTAACTCGACCTTCGGGTCGTGTAGGCGGAGCCTGCGGGTATTCACCAAACGCTTCTCGAAAAGAGAAGCACCTGTTTGACCGAGCAAGCGCTAAGTATGCCAACATCAAGGTAAAGGAAATTGTGGGAGATCGGTACTTATTTCTCATTTAACGAAAGGGAAACAATCTATGATGAAACCAACTTTCCTTGGGTAGATGGAGTTAAGGAATAACTTCAACTTGGTACAACAGAACGTACCTGCAAGTGGTTCTACGATTACAACTTCTAACATAAATGGGAGAATAGATTATATTTTTGTTCTCCCTTTTATTTTTAAAAATTGTTGCATTTTATCGTTTAATGTGTAATAATATGGGCGTCAAGGGAATGAAGCAATTAATCCATACAATAAACTGCGAATTTACTAAAGAATTAAAAAACTTCCCTTTTAGTTAAATAAAGGAAAGTTTTATTTTTTAGACGTTGAAACATGGCAGACATTCATGATATTGTCAGTAGTCAGTTTCCTCCGCACATTAAGGAGCAATATCCTGTTTTCTGTCGGTTTGTGGAGGAATACTACCGTTGGCTTAGTCATAGGCAATTAGGTGACTTATCAAGCATTACTGATATTGACCACTTAACAAGAATGGTTGAGTTGTTTGAGAACAATTTGCCACTTTCTTTTTATATTGGTCAAACATTAGTGGGAAATGAAAGTGGAGCTAAGGCAACGGTATTATCCACCTACGAAGACAAACTACTAATTCGATATATTACAAAAGATGCACAATTCATAAGTGGTGAGGAAGTACATCTACGAAGAAACAATAACGACTCGGTAATTACTGATCATGCTAGAGTCTCAGCTGTATTAACTGTTCCGTCGGTGTTCATTGATCATTTTTCAAATATGCTTGACACATATCACTTATTTGATAAAAATCAGCCAGCCATTGCACTTATTCTTAAGAACATAAAACAACTATACTTAAGTAAGGGAACAGAACAAGCGTTGATATACTTGCTTAAGGCATCAATGAACGTTGACGCTCAAGTTGTATATCCAATTGAGAATGTGCTTCGACCGTCGGATGGTAAGTGGAAACAATTAACTGCGGTAACACTTGAGACAATCGCTGGCGAATTACCAACAGATACAAAGATTGAGTCCTTACGCTTTATGTCTATTGCGAATCAGCCGTATGTTGATTATACTGTTGAAAAGGTTGAGGCGTTAGTTACCGAGAAACTAATTCGGTTTTACTTCACCTTTGATCCTAAAGCGTATGAGGGACAAATTGTTGAATATCTAGTTAATGATCACGTCATCTATGCAGGTAAGGTAGTAAAGGGGCAAGCGGGTCTTAAGGTACTTGACGGTGGTGAGAATTGGCAGGTTGGTCAGGTGTTCAAAATTGGCGGACACGATGGATGGTCAATATATGATTTCTCATACGATCAGGAACGGCGCCCATGGTATAATAGAGACTTGCAAAATCCTGAAAATGACTATGGTGAACACGGCGTAATCGTAACACCACAACAGGAAGAAAAGTCCACCATTTGTCGTGTGTCGGTAATTGGCGACAAGGGGGAAATGAAATATGCCGAGATTATTCAGTTAGGCGAACACATATTTGAAAGTGACAACCCTCAGAATAATCAGTTCACGGTATCACCATTATTCTTTCAGACAGGTGATGAATCAGAACGTAAGTATGATGCAACATTGCAATTTACGTTTGATTACAATGCCACATTACCAGGCAGATGGGAAGATGACTCTGGGATGATCTCAAATCAGGATATCAGACTACAGGACAGTTACTACTATCAACAGTTCAGTTATGATATTCTCAGTAATGTTAATCCTGATGAATATGAGACATTGGCGCAAGCACTACATCCAGCAGGAACCAAAATGTTCACCACCTATATTATGGATGCCGACTTAAGTCTCAAGAAACGATTGAGTGTTGATGTTACTACACCATATGTTTCCTTGTCGTTCTTCGATGTTGCGTTTGTGTTAGATTCTGTTGCAAAACATTTTACCAAACAACGATACGATACAACAACAAATATTGATAATGCATGGAAATATTTTGCAAAAGGACTAATTGATCATATCATTAGCACCGATACACGAATGGAATTTCGGTATGCAAAGACATTTTTCGATGATGTGATTTCAACCGATACATCATTAACTGTAAAGGTTAACAAAGAAAAACGTGATAATGTAATTGTTACAGAATTTCATGATTTTTCAGTGGACAAAACAATTTATGATGATATTTTTGCAAGTGAACAATTAGATCTATCGTTTGAAAAGTTTCTTGAATCAATGTCCTCTAGTGACGATGGAATACCACAGACACCAACAATTGTTGATGCGGCATATGATACAAACACTGATCCATATTACGAACGAGTATTTCATGCAACAACACATGAAAATTTAAGCTATGGATTTGTTGGTAATGTTATTACGTTAGAAATTATATCAGAAAATACATAAACACAAAAGGAATATTCACAATGAAATTTAAAGATGCAATTCATGCTATTGGACGACTCGAAGTTATCCTTAAGGACAATGGCGGAAAAGAAAAGCTACATTTTGAAACAGATAACTTGGTTGTACAAACTGGCCGTGAAATTATTGCTTCTCAGTTATCTGATGAATCACTAGCTAAGCCGTCTCATATGGCAATTGGTTCAAACAGCACAATTGAACCAAATCTAAGTCAAACAGCACTAGGCGCCGAGTTAGCTCGTGTAGCATTAGCAAAAACACAACGTACCAATAACACAATTCTATATGAAGCCGAATTTCCTCCAACAGTAGGAACAGGGGAAGTGGTTGAAGCAGGCATTTTCAATGCATCATCAAACGGTCACATGCTTAATCGTACAACGTTCCCAATTGTAACAAAGGAAGACACAGATACACTTACTATTCGATGGAATTAACAATTTGTCTAGTTCCCGTATCAAGTAATTGGTATGAAAAATAAGCAATCGAATTGCTGGAAAGTCCTAAGAGTCTAACAAGCTACAACGTAAGAATGAAATAAGTCTAAGCGTGAATGCAACGAAAGTAGAAAAATATGTTAGAATATGATATGGTTAAATCCTAAGTCACATGAGAAAATGGATAATCAGCAGGGAAGACCTGAATAGGGTAACCTTCAACGACTAAGACGCTCCGAAAACGTGGAGACAGTGGTTGCCAGCCTAATTCATATAGGTTGAAGATATAGTCTGTACCAATAAGAAATTATTGGAGGAATAATTAATTATTCCATAAAGTTGTAACGTAACTTTATTAACACAAATAGGTGACAATTAACTAATTTGTTAAAATAAAACAAAAAAGGACAGAATTTAAGTTTTCTGTCCTTTTTTTTCTTTTTACATCATCAATAATTCTCGTTGATCCTGTGACACCTGATATTTCAAATCGTCATCCGAACCATTAGAAAAGAATCCTATTGGTTGTATGTCGTCAACTTCAGATTCAAATTGATGTGTTAATTTTTGATTATTATTGAATCCAGTTAACGATTCAAAAAATGGATCATTAGTTAACCAACCGAATAAGAACAAGCAGGTACATAAGTCGTCATTGATATTTGTATCTTCAGCCGCATAAACACCTGTTTTTTGCAATGAATAGCCTTGCAATTCCTGAATTATTCTAAAATCACTCAGAACAATTTGATTCTGTTCAATAATTGTTGCAATCTTTGAACTACCTTTCTTCTTTACTGTATTGGTGGTTCTGATGCCAATATTGCCACCTGTTGATGTAATTTCACCATGATCTGTCCAAATCATATTAACATACTCAAGATCATACCATAAGGTGTTACATACAGATTCACCCAAATCATTATTTTCAATTACAACTAGCGCTTCATTATAAAACTCAGCAATCTTCTTAATGATTAGAGGAAATTCAACTGCCGTAATAGAATTGTTCTTATATGTTGCAACAACCTTAAACGGCATCTCTGTGATATCGTATACAATGAATGCGGAATGATCTAATCCACGACCTCTTGCAACATCAACTGTCATTACGTATGAGTGGGACTTATTTGGTTGTTCAAATTCATTTAGTGAGTTCTTTGAATAGATTGGCTTACTAAATGGAATTGTTGCAAGAAATTTACCGTCTACTAATGTATTACTAGAGCCTAAAAAATTACATTCCACCTCGGCAGTATAGCGAACTTCACCTAAAAGTTTTCGTTGTTTATCTGCCCATTCCTGATTGTGGAGTTCATTCCAATAACCACGAACTGCCACAAAATCGTTGATTCCTTCTTGTGCTTCTTTCCAAATTTTGTAAAATGCATTTACCGTTTGTTCATAAGAATACGTAACATTCTTACAGAGTATCTAAACTCATCTTTAATTTTCATTAAAGTGCAGACTATATCTTCAACCTATGTAAATCAGGTTGGTAACCACTGTCCCTACGATTTCAGGGCTTCGGAATCCATTAAATCAATTATGAATTCCTC